AATTCTCCATTACTTCCACTAATGAAGTCATCATCAATATCTACATTATTAACACCATCAGCAAATTCAAAACAAGTTAACTTGTTATGAGAAAAATTAGGAACATAAGTATTTGCAGTGTAATCCTTAAAACAAGTGCTATTAGGATCTGCATCTAAAAAAGTAAACTGCCAGAAGTAACAACCACCTGTTGTTCTTAGAACAGCAGATCTTGCAATACTGTCATTTTCTGGATTTGGAACATATCTAGGACGTAGTTTAGTTTTTCTAAGATCTAAACCAACAATAGAAACACCACGAGGTACAATGACACCACCATAGATACTATTCAACTTATAAAGTTGATTATCATTAGAAGTAAGATCAAAATTAGTTGTTACATCCCATGCACCAAACTCACTAGATGTCTCTCCACTTCTTAATCTATAATTATTAGATCCAATGGGAATCCAACCAGGTCTATTATCAATAAGGTGTTCACCTGGATATAATAATATAGTGGTCTTAGCAAATCTATCATTATCCAACCCCTTCTGATATGAAAATCTCGAAGCTTCTACTAATGCCCTCTGAAGAGTTTTAAAGGGTCTGGTCAGTGAGTTACCTTGGTTTTCTATACTATCAGTTGCATCTAAACTGCCAGGGTCAACATAAATGACACTACCACGAACTGATTTAAGAAAATTATCTAATCTGGAAAGACCCATTTTTACTAATTCGTTATCCGTTAAGATTATTTATCATCACATATATATTCAACTAAATATTTAAAAATTGTCCATAAAATGAAATCATATTCTGACTTACAAGAGGACTTGGAGCAAAGAAGGAAAGAACTTCAATCTAAGCAAAAAAAGCAATTAGAAGATCGTAAGAAGAAAGCAATTTCATATCGTGATATAGTCGCTGGCAATATGGAGAAAGAAAAGAAAAGACAGCAAAAAATGCGCGATCAAGAAGCAGAAAGAAAACAAGCAGCTGCAGCACGTGCAAAAATGAAAGATGAACTTAAACGTGAATTAGAGCAAGAAAGAGATCAAAGAGGATCTGAGTAAAATACTCTATCCTCCTCTACCATATCACGTACAAAGTTAAGAACGTTCATAAATTCATCAACAGTATCACACTCCACTGTTCTCTTCTCTCCACCATCAGAATACAAATACACTCTTCTTTTACTGGTGTCTACCACACACTTAGATAATAAATCATCATCCATTATTAACTCCTCTTCCATAATCATAACCTGAAATAGAGAACTGTGTTGGATCTCCTGGATAATCTGCTGGAGATTCACCTTCATATTCTACCACCAATTCCTCCCCATCAACTCTTGCTGCCATAATAGTATAGAAACAATCCACTGGCATACCACCCTGAGCTTGGAGATAAATTTTCCTTTCAATAGGTGATATCCTTTTTACAATAACATCTTGATGAGAACCAATGGGAGTTAATTGAACTGTCAGTGACTCAAAATCAACTAAACCACTCCAATACTCTGGTAAATCAATTACATTCTTTCCATTACACACTCTTCCTCTAACATATACAGCAGCTTCTGGACCTTCTACACATACATGCCTCAATCTATGCTTTGGTTTGTTGGGGTGCTTAATATCAAATCCTTTCCATCCTTGAACATTAATAGTGCTATTAGTCCAAGCACATGCTTGTCCAGTACACGCTAATAGATTACTTGTATGAAGATTTCCATTATTAATAGTTTGATCTCCATCAACAACCAAAGCATCAGGAGTTTTATCATCTCCCTCTATAACAACATTACCTTTAACTTTTAAAGATAAATTAGAAGGTCTTTGCTTAGGATCATTTCCATCTTCTATATCCTGAGATGTAGGAATAGCATCAATCAAAGCGTCATTATTATCTTCTTCACC